GTTTCTGGGCGGTGCAAACAGCCGCTCATGCGGCGGCGGCGGCGCTAAACAAGATTGGGCAGGAGGGTTACAACCGCTCACGCGCGGACCTGAAAGCGCAGTCCGTCGCGTCGGATAAACAGCGCAAAATCATGGAGGATATGACGGGTGGGTTTGAGAAACCACCCGGCGCCGGCCCCATCACCATGACGAAGGCTGAACGCAAATCGTTCTACACCTCTCTGCTCGGTGACGTTTCTGGTGATACCGAGGAGGAACGGGCCAGAGGTGCTGTCAACATCGGACAGCAGTTTGAAAAAGAAATAATGCCGCGCATTTATGCGGGAGGAAACAAGACGCGCGAGGAGTCGATTGAAGGCCTACGCAAGCTCGCCGCAGCCACAAACCTTGCCAGCGCCAACCTCACCGACCCGAAGACCGGCAAAATAACGGCAGATGCCAATCGGGTGGTGCAGGGCATTATGAAGGCGATGATCGCCGATCCTGATCTGCAGCCGAACACGATCAGGACCGCGCTCGCCAATCTAAAGACACAAGGTTACGGATTAGACGAGAACTCCATCGCGCGCGTGCTGATGAATGTTGGTGATCGCGGCGTGCGCGCCGCCAACGAGTCCTACCGGGCCTCGTTGGGATTGTCAGGGACCGCCGACGTCAAGGTGCTCAACAACAAGCTCGCCGAGATGGGCTTGCTGAAGGGTGTCGAGCGCAACAAGAAAGGCAACGTGATTGCCGGTTCGGGAACACCGGTAGATGAGGATCTGCTGCAGAAAGATCCCTACGCCTACATGCAACGGAACATTGTTCCCAAGATGAACGAAGCTCTGCGCGCGCAGGGTAAGGAAATCGACGATCACGCTGCGCAAGTCGCATGGATCGGTAAAACCTTCGCTGGAATGTCGGCGGCTGGCAAACAGGGGATCGCCGACCTGATCCTCTCCGGCCCACAGATGGAGCAAAAACTAAAGCAAGCTCAAGTCGGAATGGAGCAGCCCATTGGCAAGGCTCTTGAGGGGAACTGGGCGGCACAATACGACGCTGCTGCGAGAGCGGCGACGGACTTGGCAGGAGCCGCAGGCGAAGCAGCGGCGGCTTTGCTTGGTTTGGCTGGTGGATTTGGCGGTGCGGCCAAGTTCATGGACGAGCATCCCGTTGCCTCTGGTTTGATTGCTGCTGGTGGAGTCGGCGCTCTTGGTATTGGTGGTGCCATTGGCACCGGCATGTTGTTGCGCAGCATACTTCCTGGGCTTTTTGGCGGTGCTGCCGGGGGTGCCGCTGCGGGTGGCGCTGCTGGCGCTGCTGGCGCTGCTGGTGGCGGCTTCCTTGCGAGGATGTTGCCAGGGTTGATGTTTGGTGCCAGGGCGATTCCGGTTGTAGGTCTGCTGACTGCGTTAATCGCAACCCTCAAGCCGGTTGCGGCCAATGCCGAAGGCGCCAACGAGTCGTTGAACAAGACCAACAAGGCATTGGAGGACCAGTACAAGGCCCAGACTGCACTGCAGGGCGCAACCCAACAGCAGACATACCTTCAAGAGGCCCTCGCATCAGGAAAACTGACTCCCGCTCAAACCGCGCTGGCGACTGCGGCTCTCGAGCAGTTGAAGAGCGCGATGCCAGGTTTGGAAGCTGCGGCTAAGGCGGCAACCGAGGCCGTGGAGGTTGCTGCAAATGCTCTCGCGAAAGACGTGACGGCAGCGGCGGAGAAGGCGAAATCAGCCACCGAGCGCGTGGCCGAAGCCTTCGACGCTCTCGGGATGCCGAAGGTACCGGAGCCAAAGCCGCTGCCGTTCCCGACTGGTGCAGCGGATCCGGCGCGGAAAGCCTACGAAGAGCGGATGGATAAGGACCGCGAGCGCCTAGTCAAAGATCAGGAGCAGCGCAAGAAAAAACAGGACGATAAAGATCGAGAGGATCGCCGGAGGAACGACCGGAAGCGCGGCGATCCGACCAACATCTGGGAGAATCTGCCAGAGGCGTGGAAAAAGCCGCCGCCGATCTATCCCGACGGCAAGCCGCCCGAGTTGAAGCCTGAGGATGTGCCGCTGCCGAAGCCGAAGCCTTCGGACGTACCGGCGGTCGCGGAAGCCATCAGACAGGCGATCGAAACCCCTCTTCTACCGTATCCCAAGCCAGAGGACGTAGCCAAGCCGGGGGGTGAACCGCAACTGATCAGAGCCGACCAGCCAATACCGATCACGTATCCGCCGGGAGAGAGCAAAGCAGCGGGTAAAGGTCTTGGCCCGCCGCCGACCGCAGTGCCGGTCGTGCCACAACCACCGACGACTGGTGCCGCGAGCGAGCTACAGACAGCGGCTCCCGGCATCGGCTCGATGATCGCTGAACCGCTGAAGAATGCCGCCAGCAGTATTCAAACGGCGTTCGGAAATCTCGGCAGTACGCTTTCCTCGGCCGGTGAATCTCTTAAGAGCGCCGGGAGTGCCGCCGCCGAGGCAATCAAGAGCGGTGCGGCGGCTGCGGGTGGTGCCTACGGTGCTGCGGCTGCGGCCAAGATCAGCGCGGCGGTGGCGAACGTGACGATCAGCGTGCAGCACAGCGGCTCCGTCGGTGGCAATGCCGACAAGGGCACCAACGTAGCAAAGTAAATGTCTCGCACCAATTGCGCCATCGGCAAAGATTATGTCCCCGCCTCGTTCAAAGGTGTCGGGTTCAATTGCACTGACGTCGACATCGAGGGCGGTCGCCGAGGCGCGGAAGGCGAGTTTCCGTTCGGCGAGATCACCGCCTATGCCGATCTTGGCCGCAAGATTCAAGTCTACCATCTCACGGCGATCTTCCGCGAAGACGACCACGTCTTCGACTCGCATTCGCTGTTTCAGGCCTGTCAGTCCCCTGGCCCCGGCATATTGGTGCATCCGACGCGCGGCACCGTGCTCGCCGCCTGTCGCAGCATCAAGCTCAAGGACAACATTGAAAACGCTGGCGACAGCACAGCGGAACTGGAGTTCGTCGAGGCCAACGGTGTCGGCGTTGGTGGACCGAGCTCTGGTCCCGGCTACTCTTCGCTCTACGGCATTATTCACAGCCCGCTCAACAATGTGTCGCGGGAATCCTTCCTGGCCAATTACACCCCGAAACTGGTGGCGCAGCCGTGGCGCACCGACGTCATCAATCGTGCTCAGAGCCTGGTCGCCGTCGTCGCGGAAGTGACCGTTCACACGCTGACCGAACAGTCGTCAACGAACGACTGGCGAGCCGCGCTCAGCATGGAGGACGTGGCCAAGGATGATGGGTTAGCTTCTGATGCAGAAGAGGTCGAGGAGGCGCTGTTCACCGGCTTCAAGTTCATCAGCAAAAACACCCAAGATGCCGACGGCCGCTACCGGATCTTTAAAGCCCTGGTCAACTTCGCCTCGTTCACCTCTTTCCACCCGGTGGACATCGCGAACACCAGCGAGGAGGCCGTTTTAAGTCGGCACCGCGTTCTCGGTGTTATCGGCATGGCGGAGGCCGCGCTGGGGCGCAAGTACCGGCATCTCGGCCAAGGCCTCGCGGCAATGGAAGAAGTGCTCAAGGTGCTCAGCGACGAAGCGCAGATTGCCTACGACAACTGCGACAATGGTCTGTTCCTGGAGATCCGGCGCTACTCCGTTGAGTTCGCCAAGATGATGAATGACCTAACCTACCGGTTGCCGGGTCGCGTTATCGTCGATTTCTCCGGCGGCGTCCATCCGCTGATCGCGTCTTACGTGCTCTACAAGGATGCCAAGCGCCACCGCGAGCTCGAGCAGTCCAATATCGTCGACGCCAACGGGCGTATGGATCCGTTCGTGGTCGGTCTCACGCCAGGCGGTCCGGCTGCTGGCGGCCACGTCAAAGTGTATCCAAAACAACCTGCTTATATTCCGCGATAAGGGAGAGGAGTTGTGAAGCCGGTCGTCATCACCTGCGGCGGTGCGCCGATCGAAACCTGGACAGAGATGACTCTGAACAGGAAAAAGGAAGATCTCACCGGCTCACTGAACGTCACGATCTTCGCCGGCGCTGCACCGTCCAAGCCGATCCTGGTTGCTGCCAAGGCCGGCGCTCCGATCCAGGTTTACATCGCTGGCATGCTTGCGTTCACCGGCTACGTCGATAAGCGCAGCGGTAGCGGTGCCAAGTCTGGTTCTGGCGAGGAAGGCTCTGCAGATAAACCAAGTGGTGAGGCGACTGAGGGCGGTGGCCCTGGCGGCGGTGAGGGTGGCGGATCAATGTCCGTCAACATAGGCCCCAACGAATACACCGTAAAAATCTCGGCGCGCGGCAAGACTAGGCGGCTGATCGACTCATCGCATCAGCACCCCACCACCAACATGCTCAAGCCCACCACGCAGAAGGTGGTCAAGAAACTGGTCGAGCCATTCAAGACCCAGGTCGAATGGCTGGGGCAAGACATCAAGCTCGACAAGGTGCGCTTTCGCGACGGCGCCCGCGTGTTTGACGAACTCAACCGCGTTATGACTGAGAACTGCTACGCCATGTACGAAACCCGCGACGGCAAATTGCGGGTTACTGATGGCGTCGGACCAAGCTCTGGCGGAGGTGGCGATGCGCTTATCCTTGGCCTCAACATTCTGCGATTTTCTGCTGAGCAGTCCGACGACCAGGCCAAAAGCAAGGTCAAGGTTAAGGGGCAGCGAACTGAAAAGAAAAAGTGGGGCGAGGAGGCGCTGCTCAAGACCTACAAGGAGGTCAAAGATTCCTGGGTAAAGGACTTCGTCCCGCACACCGTGCAGCACAACGGCGACGCCGATGACCAGACACTAGAGCGCCGCGCTCGGCACGAAATGAACAAGCGCAACACCTCGAACAAGAAAATTACCATCGAAGTCTTCCATGTGCAGTCGCCATCAGGTGCGCCGTGGGATGTTGGCAATACGCATTATGTCGAGGTTCCCTGCGAAGGCATCTTCGACGTGTTCGAATGCACCGAACTGACTTACCACGTCGACGCCCACAAAGAGCTTAAGACCACACTGATCCTTTCGCCGCCTCCGTCCGGTGGCGGTGGTGGCAGCAGTGGTGGCGGCAGTGGCAACGCCTACGGGTTGGACCAGATCAACTACAACGTGGGCAGGGCGCGGCGGGCGCAGTTCGGGATCGAACTGAAGGCGGACGAGTATCCGCAGCCGTGGTCCCCGCCGATGCTCAGTGAGATGCCGCAGATGACATTGGAGGATGCCCAAGCCAAAGGCATTACCGAAGGTTACGAGAAGGATGACAAGGACGAGCGTGATCCGCCGCTAACGCTCCCACACTGGTTTGGGGACACGAAATGACGTCATTCACTAACTATC